AAGGTTGTCACCGTGGCCTTGGAGGATAGTTACAAGTTCGCGGTTGGGGATGACCTTATCATCAATGACAATACCGTCGCCGCTGAGAATCTGGGAGCGATCACCGCCATTGATACTACCACTTACATCAACAAGGCTACTATTACTGGAACCACGAATATCTCTGGTGCGTTCACCGTGGCGCATGTCGCTTATGTTGCCGTGGAAGCTGGCGACTCCTCGAACAACTTCAGTGATGCGGTCGGGATTCTGGAAGCTGCCGTGGATACCGGGAATGGCTCCGACGCTCGCGATGCCCTGGGTGTGGTGATCCTGTCCAACGCTATGTTGTACGAAGGCTTGCTGACCTACAGTGATGCTGCCGCAAAGACTGATTTGAGTGCAGCGTCCAAGGGTCAATACCTTATCATGAAGTAGTTTTAATCTTTTAACTCTGTACCAAATGGAGGTAACTTGAATGCCTATTGGAGCTTCTGACATCCCGGACCTGAGGCTTGCACGACTGCAAAAGCTGGTCACTCGTTTCATGAATCCTCCTCATTTGATTCTTGCCAATTTGTTCGGTACCCCGAACAAGGCAGATTCCGACGTGATCAAATGGGAGTCCATGATTGGAAATAGGGGACTTACTCCGTTTGCCGCGCCAGGTTCTCCCGCGCAGCAGGTGGCCCCTGTTGGAGTGACCGAGCACACCGCGGTAGCTGCTTTCTGGAAGGAAAAGATGTACTTGGACGAATCCTTCCTCAACAATCTCCGCAAGGAGGGAACCACTGAACAATACGAAGCTGCCAGGACCAAACTGGCGAAGAATCTCGGCATGATGGTGGGCAGGGCTGAACGGCGGAAAGAATGGATGTACGCCAAGATGTTGTCTTCCGGGACATTCTCCTATCTTACCAAAGGTGGAGTGATGGCTACGGTGGACTACGACATTCCGTCGAATCAGGTTGTCACCTTGGTTACCGGTGACATGTGGCCTTCCGGTTCCACCAAGGATATCCTTGATGACGTTATGTCCGCTAAGATTGCCGTGTCGGATGCGTGTGGTGGGACCGTGGATTACATGCTCATGAACTCCACGGTTCTCAGGTATATCGCCGCTGATACTACCATGCGTGGATTACTGCAAAAGAGCACCTTCGGGGAAGGGGATCTCTTCGGGAAATCCGGATCTGTTATTGGAGTACGTCCGCAGGTTCTCGGTTCCCTCTTTGGGGTCGATAACATCGTGGTCGATGATGATACCTATGTTGTCTCCGCATGGCTGACCGCTGCTGTCACCGGCTCTTCAACCACTGATATTTATGTGGATGATATCAGCGACTTCGAAGCTGGCATGACTGTCCGTTTCTATGATGTTTCCGCCAAAACCTATGAGGATGAAACCATCTCCTCGGTCACTCCACAGGGTGGCTACTTTACTGTTGCCGCTGCCCCCACTGCCAGTTTCAGAGCTGGTGAGGACAAGGTCTCTGTCACGAGGAAGTACATTCCGGATGATAAGTGCATCTTCTTCGCGTCCAAGGTGGAAGGTCAGCCTATTGCCAACTTCCTGTCTTCTCCTTTCGGGAATGATCGGCACTACGGAGTAAAGACTGATCAGTGGGAAGAGAAGGATCCCGAGGGTGTTTGGATTCGCGTTCAGAACAAGGGCCTGCCGGTACTGGAGCAGCGGGACGCGGTTTACATTCTCGACGTGGCGTAATCTGAAAGGATGTGAACATGCTTAGATATCGTCTGAAGAAAACTATCAAGTCTCGCGGGGACCTCTTCTTAAAGGGGAGTACTTACAATAAGGACACTGTTCCAGCAGTAATCCTCTCCATGCTGGATTCTGGGCTCGTCGAGATTCTGAGAGAATCGTTCCTGAAGCCGGAGTCCCCGAAACTGGAGGCGGACATTCAGGAAATTAGGGCACCAATTAAAGCCTCCTGGACTTCTAAGAAAGCTGCATCCCTGAAGAAATAGTCCGGAGAATAGGGGGAGAAAGATGACCGAGGAGGAGCTGATTGTTGTTGTGTCCACGGAGATTAAGGGACTATCCCAGCGTCTCGAAATGGTCGATTATGAGGATGCGGTCGATGATGCTCTTCGTGAAGTTAACTGCTCCTTCCCGGTAACAGACGATACTAAGCTCTACTGGCTCAAAAACCGCGTAAAGCGTCACCTGTTTTTTATGATGGTGACGCAATACGCGGATAAGTTTAGAGTCGAGGATATCCATCTTCATCAGCGGTTCGATCACTTCCTGAAACTCGTAAAGACCATGGATGAGGAATGGGAGCTTGCTAAGGTAGAAGATCCCACGTTGGTGGCGGATATCGAGACTTATGCTCTGTTCGGAACTAAAGTCGATGCTGGGTATGCTTATGATGAGCTGGGTAGGGATAGAACCTACGATTCCGATCAATTGGTCATCCTGACTCCTAGTGGGAGTGAGTAATGAGCATTGGCTCTGACATCAAGGAAGTTCTGGAAGAGATTGGTATTCAGTACACAATCTTCCCTGGGGGAGATCTCGTAAACGGTATCTCCGGGGAGTACGGAATCGACAAAATCAACGTCTTGACAACTCGTCCGTTCTTCAATGAGTATGTCAAGACGTTGATGATCTCTTATGACTCCCAGTTGAATAATGGCGATCTCATAGAGATATCAGGTGAGAATCGCTACTTGATTGTCAGCCTGGATAACTTCCACGTAGAGGGTTCCACATACAAGCGTATTGGAACCTTGTACAAGGCTAATACCTCAGGAGAGTTCAGACGTAGAAGCACTACCATGATAAGTGGAGGAGTTCCTCTCCATTCTTACGCACAGCGGGAAGTGAGTGGAAGTTACGTTCTCAGTCAGGCTTGGGAGACACTTCTTCCATACGATGCTTACTCTCTACTCACAACTTTCTCGATAGAAAAATTAGATGAGGATGCTCCGGAGGGAGCGATTCTTGAGAGAGCTTACCAACTCTATACTCTCTCTGCATACGGTATACGCGAATTGGATCAATATGTGATAGGCGCGGATAAGTATGTTATAAATGCGGTGCATCCTTATAAGTACGCTGGCTTGGTAGTTTGTGCAGTCTCCGTAGACCAGAGAGAATAGTTCTGGAGAATCCATGAAAAAGAGAAAAATCCTTTTGGTTGGAGATAGCCCATTTTCGGTCACTGGCAATGGCCACATGATGGCTGCTCTCCTTGAGCAGATTAACTACGATGATTTCGAGGTTGCGTGTTTCGGAGCAAATCAATATCCAATCATACTTGATAACAACGAGAAACTTTTCGATAATTACAAATTCAAATTCATCCCTGCTGAGTACGGCAATGATCCCTATGGGGCTTCTAAGCTAGTCTCACTCATCCCAAAGTCCGGGGTGGATATTGTTCTGTTTGTCGGGGTTGATGTGTGGACCTTCTCCCCGATCTACAGGATGCTTAGGGAACTCGCTACGAGGTACGGTTTTATCACGGCTGGGCTATTCCCGTATGATCTCCAATACGACTATCAAGATTGGTTCAATCTTTTCGATATGATCGACTTTCCCTATGTCTACTCAAGATATGGGTATGAAGTTGTCTCCAAGAATGTACCTAGAGTCGGATACTTTCGCCCTCCTCTTTATAATATGGGATGCTACGCTCCATTAGCGGATGATATGGAAATCCTGAAAGTGAGGAGAGAGCTTCTCAGAATGACAATCCCACACAAGAAGCTCGTTGGATACATAGGTTGTAATCAAGTGAGAAAAGATCCTATAGGAATGCTGGACGCTTTTGCTAGGTATAATAGGAAGTTCCATGATGCCTCCCTGTTGTTCTGCTGCTCACTATCTTCTGGGACTTTCAATCTTGGGGCCTACGCTAAAAGTATTGGCTTATCCTCGTCGGATCTCATAGCTATAGATGACGCTCGGTATCAATTTTCCGACAGGGAGATGGGCAAGATAATAGCTTCCCTCGATTGTCTCGTGAATTGTACCATCAATGAGGGACTGTCATGGACTCCGTTACAGTCTCTCCTCTGTAGGATTCCGACCGTAGTCTCGCAGACTACCGCACACCTTGACTACGCTGGAGTATTCAAAGTTCCAGCGAATACGGACACTTTCTTGAATGTTGGAGGTAGTTCCGGACCAGTCATGGTTCCATCCAAGAAGTGTGCTCCAGAGGATATCGCTGAAGTTATCGAGATGGTTCTGTGCGATGCTGATTGCTTTCAGACAGCAAACACTACCGAGGACGGCTTCGTCTACGCCAGGGGTTTTGTTAGGAGCCCGAGTAATATAAATACTGTTCTTAATGGGCTGCTATCCAAAGCGTCTCACTCTAACGGGGCAAAGAAAAGCGACTCTGTATTATTCCTACAGCACTCCTCGGCTGGGGATGTGCTCATGACTACGGCTTGTTTCAAGGGGATAAAGGAAGCTCATCCGGGGAAGAAGCTTACTTATATGACACAGCGTCGGTATTTCGGCATCTTAGAGGGAAATCCCTACATTGACGAGCTTCTGGAATGGAATCCTGCCAAGGCTCCAGACTACGAGGTAGTCTACAGGCCGCACTCGGACAAGATTCTCAGAGGTGGATGGAATCATTTGGATACCAGGCTCTACGAGATGTATCCCCACTTCTGCAAGGTACAGGCTTCAGATATGTTTATAAAACCCGCTGAGAATGTCAGGGTTTTGGATAAGCTCTCTGAACGATTTATTCTAGTACATACTACCGGAGGGGATGTAACTTACAGGGTTTACCCGTACATGGATGCTATCCATGACGCATTTCATGGGGACTATACCATCATCCAAATTGGTTCGGAGCATGATCTCAAATGCAAGTCGGATATAGACTTGAGAGGTAAGCTGGAGTTTAGTGAAACTGCTCTGCTGATGGAACACGCTGCGGCTGCTGTGGTAGTCGATAGTTTCCCAGCTCATTTGGCTGGGTATCTTGGAACCAAAGTGGTAGTTCTGTTCGGCCCTGCTCCCGCTAGGGTTACTCAGCCCAAAGTCAGGGATCCAAAGGATATCATTCTTTTAGAGCCGAACAGGTTGGATGCCTGCCCCTTGACTACTTCCTGCTGGGGCGCTCCTGGGATTCGCCCCTGCTCAACCCCCTGTATAGAAACTATTCCTCCGGATGTGGTTGTGTCCTCTCTTGGTAATCTCCTTGGAGACTATAATGGCTGAAACCTCGGCACATAGAATTGAAATGCAGAACCTCCTTTCCAGACATATACCAAATACCGATGGCTTGAGTGTTCTGGATATTGGTTCTGGTGGAGACCCGTACTCTGATACGTGTGACACGTTCGATCTTCCCATGCCATACAATGGTTCTGATCCGTCCAACCTCACCTACAAGGGCGATGCAAGTGAAATCACCAAAATAGTTGAGAAGAAGTACGATATAGTCTATTCTAGTCATCTTCTTGAAGACTTCAGAAATACTCCAGGCGTACTGAGAGAGTGGCGGGAACTTCTCAATCCTGGAGGGATTATCTTACTTCTCCTACCGCATCAGAGAAGATACCTCTACTCATGTAAGAAGAAGGGCAAGCAACCGAATGCCATGCACATCCATGACTTCTCTCCAAGGTTTCTCAGCGAGGTTCTGGATGGGATGGGCTGGATCAATCATGTAGTTGTTCCGTTCTATCCTCCCAGCTATGATTCTTTGGAGTACAACTTTGGTGCTCTCATCACCTTCAATGGAGATGTTCAGTGAATAAAGATGTGACCATGTTCATAATGTTTTCCAAGGATATGAACAGGGATTGGTTTAGCTTTGCTGAGGAATCAGTACAGCAATTTAGTGAGAAAGTTGTGACCATTCCGTTTGTTGAAGAGGAAGGGCACCCGGAGCTGAGGAGTTCTGAGTTTCCTCGCACTAAATTCCTATCTGGAATCCTCGGTAGATACCTGGAAGCCGGGTTAGTCACTTCTCCGTGGTACGGATTCATTTATGCAGACGAATTTCTGCCCCCTGAGCTGTCCGAGGCTATTCCTACGTTCACCGCTAGTGAATACGATTTTCTAGTTCTCTACAAGAGAGTCATGGGCAGAGCACTCGTTGGTGAGAATATCTCCATATCCTACGGATTCTCTCCTCGTCTGTTTAGAAGTCATGTGAGACTGTCCCCAGAACTGCTCCCTATCGGGAATCTCTCCTCCACTTCTGTCCTGAACGGCTTCATCAAGGAGAGAGAAGTCAGAAGATGATAACTATCACAGCAAGGCTAGATCCTGGGGACTTCGCCAATTATATCAATGCTCTCTATCGCGTTGAGAGACAGGTGGAAGCTCTTGCCGTGAATAATGGAGGGAGATTCAATCGGGAATGTGCGGATAGATATAGAGCTACGGTGACCTCAGCTATTCGTACCCAGGAGTTTTCCTCACTATATCAGTCGTATGGAACGACTAAAGGCTCCAAGAAGTATATTGAGTGGAAGAAGAAAGCAGTCGGCCACAGGAGATTCTGGATTCTACGATGGGATCTTCATAATAGTATAGAGGTCTCTAGGCATAAAGCCGGGTTTCTATCTGGAGTCCGTTACGGAGTCTTGGACAGAGGGGGTAAGTCTTGGCAGGGAGTCCCAGGATCTTGGTCAGCGGGTGCTCCGGATATTGTCGCTAAGTACGGACGTCTCATGGAATACGGCTCGGATGCACTAGGCTCTACTTCCGTTAAGGGAGGGAGGCATCCAGCACGTCCGGTCTTCCAGCCTTCTTATACCAAATGGCGGGCTAAATATCTCCCGAAGATCATGAGAAGGGCTACCAGAAGCATAGCGAAGGCTTGGAGGGGGAAATGATGGAGCTACTAGATACCGTCCCGATGGATGTCCACTTCATACTGAGAGTATCCGGGACTGAGTTGGAGTATATTTATACTGCTTTGAAGAAGACCTCTCTTAGTTTTGATAATGCGGACGAGGATATGGTGAAGGCAATAAACTTTCTCACTGAATCGTTCATCCCATTTATCGCGTCTCTAATTGAGAGGGGAGACCAAGATGGCTCGTGATCCATCTGCACTCACACTCAACGTCCGGCTGTCAATAAAGAGAACGCTCAGTGATTACTTCGAGGCTGAGTTGGGTGTTCCTCTAGTCTTTGATCTGTCTGAAGCGTTCCCGTTTACACCCTCCATGGACGTGAAGGAATGGATATCGGTTCATTACGGACCGACGATCTCTGGAAATCTTAGTAGAATGTTCATCTCCTTCTACATCTGTACTAGAAATGATTATGAGGGGATACGGTTGCAGGAACTGGAGGACGCTCTCGTGGGATTACTAGCTACACCAACCAATCTTTGGAGTATTGTCTCCGGAGTATGGACCGTGATTGGGAAGATTTCTTATATAGTCCGCACATCCTCCGAGGGATTTGACGATCTCGGTAAGGATAACACTAAAGTGCGGAACATTTCAGTGGAGGTGCTATGGGGATCGATAACGGGGTAGTGGATGTTCTTTGTGAAGAGTGTGGGAAACGTCTGATGCGTAGACTTCCAGACGGGACTTTCCAGTTTGTGTTTGGTCGCACTAGTAAAACTGGGGGAGGGGATGTTGAGAGCAAACCCTCCTCACTGATCTCCATGTTTATCGTTGGAAGTATTAAGATAAAATGCTACAGGAAAACTAACGGGAGGGTCTGTGGGCATGTGAATATAGTGAATTTCTTTGACAAGAACGTCCCAGGATGTTTTTAGGAAGGTAACTCTGGCATCCCTTTAACTAAATGGAGGTAGTAAAATGGCAGGTCCGGTTACCAAAAACACGTCGTCTCTCATGCTTGGCCTGGCTCAGGTGAGGATTGGAGCTTCCGCCGCTAACATTGCTTCGACCGCGGCGGTTCTCTCGGTCTCTGATTCTATTGGAGCTTTGGCCGCAACTAAATTCACTGGTAACACTGATTTCTGGGTTCATGAGTCTGGCTTCCCTCTCACCGAGGATATGACCATCGTCCTTCGTGAAAAGGCCGCTCTCGAATGCCAATTTGAAGAGATCACTCCCTTCACCCTGGCTATGGCGCTTGGGACTGATCCGACCGCTGGGGGTTACACCGAAGTGCATTCTGGAGAGATTTCCCTTGGTGGCCGTACTTCTCCTGCTTATATCAGAATGGAAGCTCTCTATACCTTCCCGGATGACGCGTACTCCATGCTGATCGTCTTCCCACGTTCTCAGGTAACTAGCTCCCCTGAATTGGATATGCAGCGCGAAGATAATGCGAAACCTCCTGTAACCTTCGAGGCAAAACGTGCGGACTCTGAGGTCTCGGGAGGCAATGCTGCATGGAACGGTAAACCTCTAGGATTGATTAGGTTCCTCACCTCCTAGTGGTAAGAGAGGAGTTTGAGCATGGCCGGATTTGATACACTATCAGATTTAGCACCAGCTTCGGTAAAGGTAGTTATCGGCGTCCGCAAGCTGCGTGAGATCGAGATTTTCCCGCTTTCTCTAGCCGACCAGATAGCTCTCTCCAACAAGGTTGCCGAAGAGCTGGTGAATTTCAGGCAATGGATGGAGGAGGGTGAGACGGCAACCAATGTTCAGTTTGTATCTGCTGTCTCTGAGTGCGTTAGAAAGAATCTTGACGAAGTGATGGGGATGATCACCGATTCTAAGCCTGTAGGCTCCTGCTTCATTGAGGAGATTACTAATGTGCAGTTGGTGAACATCATTACGGCGATTTGGGATATGAACTTCGAGGACGCGGCAAAAAACTTCAAAGACCTCTCCAAGAAGATAAGAAACAGGATGGGGGAGACTACGCCAGAGAAAAAATCTATCTCGGAGAGGTCCTCACATTAATAATGAGGGAGTACCCTCAGTATGATCTGAGGCATTTCACACGATTCCATTTCTTGGAGGGGGGACTAACATACAAGCAAATCCTGATTCTTCACTCCGATGCGGTGAAAGCATCCATAGAAGATTACCGGATGCAAGCCGCGATGCATGGGATAAAGTTGAAGGGGGAAGATAGTAGCACAAAGCTCGAGAAGCATGAGGAACCAAACCCCTTCATGTTCAGAGCCAAGGATGATTACGAAGGGATGTCCTTGGAGGAGAGAAAGGAAACAACTAGGAAAATGCTCTCCTTCTACAAAGAGTGGGCTGGAGAGAGAAGCTCTGTTGGGGATCTTGGTGCTGTTTCGGAGGTAGAAAGGAATGCCGACTGATACTTTACATCTAGGAACTATCTTCGATGGAAAAATAGATCCCTCTCTCACTGATGCCATCAGGGAGATAAAGGAATTAGTAGTTAGCATCAACTCCGCTCTTGCTTCAATCAAGGGCTCCTCGGTAGCTAATCTCAAGTCTGTTGCACAAGCACTGAAAACGGTATCCAAGGCTTCCTCCGAGTCTGGTACGGAGCTGTCTGATTTTGCTAAAGTGATGGGACGAGCCTCGGATGAGTACGCAAAATTTCGTGGTGAACTGAATGCTTCCGTTGGAGCGCATGGCAGGGAGGGGACTGCTCTACGAAGTAATGTAAAAGATTTCTACCGAGCTGAGCAGGCTATTATGGCTACAGCTCGGACCATGACCAGAGCTGGGGCGGCTGGAAAGACGTGGGCTGAGTCGGTAAGCAGGGTTCGTCTTCTCCATGCTGAAGCTGCCGGGGAGATTAAACTCGCTGCTGATGGGATTACCTTCTTCTCGCGAGATGCTGCTAGGGCTGCTGATGTGAGTGGGAAGCTCGCGTCTTCTCTTGGTCTGGTTAAAGCGAATGCTACCGACTTCGACAAGGTAATGAGCAAGAACTCTGGGAGGAGTAATGAGTTCAAGCGTTCATTGCAAACCTTGGCTGATTCTACCAGCAAATCTGGGAGGGAGTTCCAGATCTACGCGAGGAAGCTGGAGACTCTCGACGATACACTTCTTCGCATGAAGAATCAGATGAATGCCGCCGGGAAGGCCGGTGAGACATTCTATCGTTCAGCTAACCGACTCGGATTGGTAGCACAGGAAGCAGTTGGCCGAATCAGGATTCTTCCTGATACCATCAAGGCGGTAACTACCGCTGCTCAAGCCACCGTTGCACCTCTTACCGCTACCGAGAAGGAACTCAAACTCGCTTCTGGAGAATCCAGATCTTACCAAACAGAGCTTGCCAAGCTTCTAAAAACCTATGGAACATCCTCTATAGTTTTTCGAGAGGGAAAGCGGCAGCTCCAAGAGATGGAGCGTGCGGTTCAGCGTACTCGTATCGCAATGAATCGTGCTGGAGCTGACGGAGACTCCTGGGCCAGGTCTGTTGATAGAGGAGCTATAGCTAGCCAAAAACTAACTGGTAACGTGAAATTTACCAAAGACGGCATTGTCACCATGACCTCTGCCGCCAGGGCTGCACTCGGGATCACCGACAACCTAGCTTCAAATATGGGATTGATGGGTGATGCGGTAGCTAGGGTTGCTCCAGGACTGCATTCGGTAGGGAGCAGCCTGACTACATATCAGAAGGCGATGGGGAATGCCTCTACGTATGCAGCCAACTTCCAGAAAGCTCTCATAGGAAGTACGGATGCAATCGGTAAATCCGAGGCTGCTGTTCGCCTGTCTGAATCTCAGATGCGTAAGCTCGCTGACTCTGCATACAAGACAGGGCTCCGTCTATCAGAGACAGGAGTAAACGGAGAACTGTTCGCGCAATCTATCAACGCTTCAGGACTACAAGCTCAGTTATTGAATGGGCAATTGAAGCTCACCTCCTCTGGTTTACAATGGGTTTCCAAGAGTGCCGCCGAGGCTGCTGGAGTAGCTGGAGACTTCGCAGAGAAGTACGGGATGGTGGCACGGAAGACCGTCGGTATCAGTGGCTCTCTTCTTGAGTTTAAGAAGGCTATGCAAGGAACCGCTGGTTTCTCCAGGGAGGCCAGGGTCGAGCTTGCTCAGCTTGGGAAACAGTTTGGTGTCAACTCCATTGTCTACAGAGAAGCTGCCTTACAACATTCAGCGTTAGCCTCTGCTGTCGATAAAACTGCTGTAACTTTTCAGAGGGCAGGGAGAAACGGGGATATCTTCAAGAACTCCTTGAATACCGTAGCCTTACGCTCTCAAATGCTAGAGGGATCCCTGAAGATAGTCGGAGGTAGCTTGCAGTGGGTCTCCGAGGGAGCTGCTGAAGCTGCCGGGGTTGTTGGAAGTGTCGCTAAGAATATGCGACTGATTGAATCTCCTGCCGTGGCTGTCTCATCCTCTCTCAGAGCATTGCA